TATCTTCTTCATCTAAATCTACATCTTGTAAATTGCCTTGAAGACTCCATTCAATATACACAAAACTATGAGCAGGAATATTTATTTCTGCTAAAGATTTATCTCTAACATTTTTTTCAAAATCTTTATTACGTTTGTCTAACTGATTTTTACCAGCAATTTCTTTTTCTAAATTTGCAAATCCCTCTGCTTGGAAAATTTTATCAAATCCAGATAAGAATTCTTTGATTGCTTTAAATCTATTTTTAATAAGCGATCTTAAAAATTTATCTTTAGGTGCACCATAATTTTGAACTCTTTCATAATATTCTGATAACCAAATACAACTAAACACAATATCATCATATCGACCACTAAAGTTATAAGTGGTATCATCGTCATCGCCTAATTTAACAATGGAGTCCATAGTGTTATTCCAATGTTCCATATTTCGAAAACTCATCATATCACTTCCGTTGGTATCATCCCATGAGTAAGGTTCTGGCGGTGGATCATATGGTTTCAATTCTTCTAAATAGTTTAGACCAAGTTTTATTAACTGTTTTTTAATGCTTTCATATTTTGTTTGGTCAGTTTTCTGCATACTGTTTAGAATTCTTATCCTCTGTCTCATTTTTTGAATCATATTCATTTGATATACATTACCGTAATTATCATCACTTCTAATGTTAATATGATGATCTCTACTTACGGGGTGTTCGTAACCTGAATATTTTTCTAAGAATGCTTTAAGTTCTTCAATTGCTTTTCTACTACTAAGCATATCTGATGCTAGGAGTGAACCCCTTACATGATTACTATGGTTATTAGACAAATATCTATACATTTCATTTTTTTGTCTTTTTTTGCTGAGGTCGATTAATTCATCTCTAACTTTATCTTTTTCGTTTCTCGGATTAACATTTACAAATAATTCTGCAAGTTTATCTAATACTAAATTGTCTTTTGCGTCCTCATTTTGAAAGTATTGCCATAAGCCATCGGCAATAATATCAAATTCTTGACTGTCAAAAAATTCAGCCTTACCTATAATATCTTTCTTAAATAGTTTTGCTATACCTTGCTGTAAAACATTATGTTTTTCTTTATCGTTTTCTAAATTATCATAATTTGCATCGTCTATGCTTTGAACTAAAAGTTTTTCTAAATCTTTTTGGTCTAGTTTTAACTCTCCAGCATACTTTCTAAAGTGACCTATATTTACTGACCTAGGTGTTGCTCTTGCTGTTTTTTGTGCAAGTTGTTTTGCCAACATTGCTACTGCTTGACCAAAGGCTTCTTGTGCCTGCTTTAACTTTAAAGGAGCCATCTTGCTTGGCATTACTCTATCTGGTTCTACATAACCTGTAATTTCGTCTTCGTTGATGCTTTCGCCCATCCAACTTGGATCTCTGCCAGTTCCTTTTTGATAATCTTTTATACTCTGTTTCCATTTTTTGTCAGCATCAGGTTGTATCAGTTTTTTATATGTGTCAAAATATGTTACACTCATTTCTAATTTATTAAGAACGTCGAAGTATTCTTTTTTGCTTACAATTTCTTTAGCAGAAGTAATTACTGGATGGTCAATTTTTGCTAATCTATCTATATCTCTTTCTGATGGTTCTTGGGATTTGTTAAGTATTCTGTATAAAGCATTGATATAATCTTTTTTGTAAGCCTCATCATCATATCCTGCTTTCATTACAGTAGCATATCGCACAACTGCTTTTACAATCTCGTTATACATTAGACTGTAATCTGAGCCACCAGCAATTCTAAATTCTATTAGTTTATTGCCTGTCGAATCATCTCTTTCGTCTTTAAAATGTATGCTATTAAATTTACCACTATCTATACCTTTTGATAATTGGTTTTCTAATGCTTTTAGATTGTTATCTTGACCCTTTTGTATGTCACTTGCGTATTTTAGTAAACTATTATATTGACTTTTAGTATAAGTATTTTTAAGTCTTCCAAATTCTGCTAGTAAGTATGGATCACCTAATAGCAATGCCATTTTTAATTTGTTTGGATCTTTCTTTTCCGCTTGCCAACTCATAGTAACATGTAAGCCTGTTGAGTTATTAGTGCCGAACTGATCTTCTCCCCATTCAAATAAACTTTTCATTTCTCTAAGCATCTGTCTAGGACTACTAAATACTGGAGATATAATTTCAGCCCCTGCACCCTCGTCTGCTTCTATACTGCTGTCAGGCTCTACTGAATAAGCACTTGTTGTATAAGTATCTCCGTAATCACCTACTTCTGGATAGTCTTTGAATTCACTGCTTTTGTTGATCCAATTATGTAAAATATCTGCTACTTGGTCGACACCGGCGTTTTCTCTAGAGTAGTCATAACTGAAGTCATCTAAGAATTCACTCATACTATAATATTGATCGCTTACATACTCGTCCATAGAATAATCGCCTTCGGCTTCTTCTATAGCATCATCAACCAGATGGTCTTCATCGTTTGCTATATCTCTTAGGAAGTCTTCGTATTCATCTTCATACTCTTCGTTGATAAAGTCTCTGGCCCAGTTATCCAACTCCCAACCATCTTCTTCACGATTTTCGTATTCGTTAGGGTTATCTTCTTTATAATTTTCTTTGTATTCTTCGACAGCATCTTCTGTGGGACCATTACCAGAATCCATAAAGTCTTGAATGTATTCATCTTCGTCACGATTTTCTTCTATCCAATTATCTATAAGATCAGGCAAATACTCGTCCATTGCTTTTTCACGAAGCCAGTCTTGATAGTATTCATATGCACTATCTGGTAAGTCACCAAATTCGTATTCAACATCACTGATACTCATGTTGTCTACATCGTCACTAGCAGTTCTGCTATCAGCATTATAGAAAAATGTTTCGGCTTCAAATCCACATCTTACTGGAGCATCTAAAGCCTCTTTGGCTACACTTTGTCTGTTGAAGTTTATTTCAAAAAGTTTTGGATCTGCTTCTTTTAAACTTTTTCTATTTATTTTTTTAAGTATGCGTTTTAATTTTTTAATCTTTCTCTTTTTACCTCTGCGATTTGCTATCTTGCTGAGTTTCCCTTCATCGACTTCTTTGGCTTCTGGATTTTGCACAAACACTTCATCGTCGCCTGTTTTAACTTCATACTTATTGTTCTTGTTTAAGATTGCTACTGCATCTGCTCCAGCACCTGCAGAATTATCACCTAATGGTGAATCAACTTTACCTGCATAGTTACCATATTGGTCGTATATATCTGCACCTTTTTCTACTTTTCCTGCTTTTGTTTTTACTACTGGCTCGGCTATATTTCTTTCGCCATTTATTGTTGGACTTAATGTTATTTTTGCTTTGCTGGTCTTGGGTGATGCTATACTTTTTAACCTTTGAGTAGTTTTACTGTCAGCACCTTTAATGGCTTGTCCAGCCATGCTAGTTGCAGAACCAACACTACCGCCTACTTTTTTACTTAAAGATTTACCGGCTTGTCCAGCCATTTTTTTAGCAACTGAACCTATACCAGTATTACCAGTGGTTTGTTGTCCTACTGGTGTAGCATATTCTTTTAATAAATGTTCTAATGTTTTTACTTCAGTAAATTTCATTTATCTTCTCTTGTTTAATGCTCTTACTCTTCTACTTGCAGGATTCATTCTTTTTGTTCTTTGTGATTTTCTTGAGATCCTTGCACCCATTTTTGCTTTAGTCTTTTTGATTGTCATGCGTTTTTTCATATTGATTGGCGCACTACATTGTTGTGATTTAGAAACAACACGACCTTTCCTGTGACCAGATGTGCACCTGACAGCACGAACTACTTTGTTCCCCATCTTGCGCCAGACCATTCTGTTTTCAACAACTAAGTCTTGTGTTATATCTTCTAATATCATATTAAATTAATTACTATACCTATTATTATACTAATCAGAGATGTAAATGTCAACCCAACAATAGCAATTATCCAACTTTCTAATTTGTCTAATCTGCTTTTTGTTGTTTCTTTGAACTCTCGTAATTCTGCAGTAATGCTTTCTATCCTCAACATATCTGCAATAATATGTGCTTCTATATTGCCCTTTTCTACGTAAGGTTTTAATTCTTGTTCTGGCTCTGATTTTCTTGGCATTGTTTATCTCTATAATAAATCTTGTTTAGTGAATTCCATATTTACAGAACTCTTTGTATCAATTGTTCCCGCATTCAATACTATTCCATTTAATTCATCTGTTAAAGTTGTTATAGTATGCACTCCTTCTCTTTCAAAAGCAAATTTATAAATCCAACCTGCTCCTGTAAGTGTTGGTGCACCATAATTTTCTAAAACAAATGCCCCAGAACCGCTAAGTTCTACGGGTTCGTTCATCACCACAGGCATCGCTCTTAAGCCTATACACTGAACAACACTTTCAAAATCCTTTTGACTGTTGTCACTGTAATCGCCTGTTTGTGTAATGTCTAACTTTGTAAACAATGTGTAGAACTCGATATTGCCTGAAACAACCTCGGAACTTCCCATTGCGCCACTTCTTGTTAAACTCATGTGTGTCTCCTGTATATTACACTATTTATCAGAAGTTGCCGACCATGGGGTCAAAAAAAAGCACTCCGGAGAGTGCTAATTTTAAATTTTTCAATTTTATTATACTACTGAATAACTTCCTGCTGTAATTGTTGCATTAGCAAAAGAAGTATTTGATCTTAATGCTGATTGTAAAGCGGAATTTGAAATTCCATCAACCTCTACTGCAAAGTATAATATTCTTGTATTCGAAGCATGTGTATTTAATATTACTGGATTTGCTACTAGTCCCATTGCTGAAAGAGCCGCTTCTCCACCTTTAGGATTGCCTGATGCTGTAAAACCAAATTGATGGACATTAATTGCATCAACGGCATCTAAAATAAAATGCTTCAGTTCACCTGTTAGAAACTGGTCAACTGATGTTGCTCCATTTACTCTAATTTGTGCCATTTTATTCTCCCGAATATATTGTTGCTAATATTTATCATAAAAAAAGGCAGTATAAACTGCCTTTTTAAATAAGTTATAAACTTAGAATGAGACGTCTGCAATAACGTGTGCCGCTATGTCACCGTTTGCTAAATTGTCTGCACCTTCTAGTATAAAGTTCACAGTTGCTTGTGTTCCTGCTGTAAAACTACCTACTTTTAATACTGTAAGGTTTAAGTTTTGAACTGAACTAACTAGTGATGTTAATTGTGATGCACTGATGTTACCTGATTGTTGTTGAAAACTTTTTAGGAATACATCTTTACCAATGAACTCACCTGAGTCTGCCGCTCTTCTATCTACTTGTGCCATTTTTAATCTCCTAATAATTAGTCAATTTTTTCATAAATGTCTGACTAATTTTATTGTTACTAATATTTATCAAAATGCTCAAAAAAAATGGCAGTTAAAACCGCCATTTTTTCTATGTTAATTAAAAATTAACTTATAGCCATTCCTGTTCCTGCTGTAACAGTTGCGCCTGCAAAGTTGTAACTGTTTACGTTATCAGTTCCAATTCCTCTGAGTTGCTTCTGTAAAGATGCCGCATCAAATTGACTTGCATCAACAACTGCATGAATTTCTCCACCACTTGCTGATGGTATAACATACATAAGTGGTTGAATAAAGCCTAATGCTCTTTCAACTGCTTCTCTTGTTGCATCGTCTTCTGTTTGAAGGTTTGCACCAGTGTCAACTAGGATTGCTTTTAAGTTATGATTAGAAACTAGTGTTCCAGTTACAAACTGTGCAACACCGGCTCCGTTTCCTTTTGATTGTGCCATTTTTATCTCCTATTAGAGTTTCAATAAACTCTTATGTTACTTTTATTTATCTAATTTTGAATTTTTTTGTGTGAAAAAATTGATTAATTATCACGTATAGAGTATTTTGGAATTACTTTTCCGCCACTTCCTTTAGGTTTAAATATCTTTGAGCCAATATCAGAGCCTCTGCTTATAGCATCATCAAAATCATCTGCTCCAAGGCTTAATAATAATGACGGATCATCTAGATATTTTTTAACTGATTGCCTGCCTTTGCCTAAGCCTAAACTTCCTGTTGATTGGTTACCATAGAAAGTTCCTTTTGCACCTTTTTTTGCAAACATTTGCCCTGTTTCAGGATCGATTGTGTAATCACTTCCTTGTGCTTTTTGTTTTCTTGAAGCATCATCATCTTTTTTAAATGTTCCTTTGTTTTTAAGTCTTTGTGCTTTATCTTTTGCTAATGCTTTATTGTTTCTTATTTTGTCGTCTAGTTTTTTCTGTGCTTTTGCTCTTGCTTCCATGTCTTGACGTTGTTGCGACGTTCTGCCTTGTTCAGCATCGCTTTGGGTTCTAGCGGCGGAAAAAGCGGCATCATAATCTAGTTTACCAGAATGAATATTTTTATATGTATCAACTGCTAGGTTAATATCTTGTCCAGATCTCACTAAGTCAACCACTTTAGCGGCATCACTTTTTACTTGATCTGATTGTATTTCATTTATTTTCATTGTTTCTTTCTTCCACTTGCCCAATAACCTGCAACTGCACCTAGTCCTGTTCCTACTTTCTTATATTTATCAACATTAGCACCAGTCTTTTGTGCAATTTTTTTGCCTGCATATCTTCCTACGACTGCTCCAGCGGCCGTTCCTGCTACTCTTCTTGTTAAACTTGTTCTAGGTTCTTTGTAATCTGAAGACACTCTTAAACCTCGGTCTTTATTCATGCTTGTCATAGGACTCATAAGTTCACTTCCACGACCTAACCTTCTTATTTCTTGTGTAAGTTTTGATACTACTAGTTGCTTTGAATGATATTTAAGTTTGCCCCAACTTAATACCATTCTTCTATAACCTCTATATCTTCCATCTGTAATTTTTAACTGTCGTTCTAATCTCATAAAGAAACTTAATGCCTCATTTCTTTTATCTCCACGTTTACCTATTCTAGATATAAAGAAATGAAACTGTCTTGTAGGCATTGTGCCAAAATTTAATTTTTCTAAAAACTTTCTACTTGAACGATTGTTTTTAAAACTTATATATCTGTTATCTGGATTTTTTACTGCGTATGCTAACATGTAAAGATCAGTAGCATGTGTTCTCATCAAAGTAAAATGTCCATATTGGGTAGTTTGTTTAGCATATCCTACAGCATAATCTTCAAGACCATCATCTTGTAACATCATATATAATGTCAAAGTATGAAGATAAAGTAGGTCTGCAATGTCTCTGCCAGTAAGATTTTTAAAGCCGTTGGTTGTTCTATATAACCTTGCTTCAGATATTTCTTGATTTACTAATTTTAAATCCATTTTACTTTCGCCTACATAGGCTTTAACTGTTTGAGCACCTTGTTTCTTTAATGCTTGATGTCTATGATTGCCATCAATCATAGTGCCATCTTTATGAACCACAATAGTAGGAGCATTACTTAAATCACTTTTAACCATATTATCTATATTATTTTGATCTCCTTCCCAACCATCTGCTGGTGCTACAGAGTTTATAGGAATGGTTTTTAATTTAAAAACTTTATTTTGTCTTACCCATCCAAGCCAATCTGGATGATGCTTCTCTTTCATAGCCTTTTCTAAGTATGTTATCATTTCATCAGTAGTCATGTCATTCATTTTCCAGGTGCTCCTGTTCCAAAATTAAGTTTACTAAACTCTAATCTATCGACTAACTTAATTGCGTTACCTATTTTGTCTACTGCAACAAATCCTTCCTCTCCAGTTACTTCATAACCGTTTTCTGTTTCTTTGAATGTTGGAATTTGTCTTATCTGTTCTAATTTTTTTATAAGTTTTATTTTTGCTTCTATGATTTTTAAATATAAGTCATATACTGCAACTATTTGTTTTGCATTTTCTCTGATAAATTTGACTCCTTGAACTAATTTATCATTTGCTTCGTCTTGTTTTTTCTGCGTCTTGTAACCATCTATTTTCTTTTGCATAAAGTCTATGTATTTTTGCACGAATCCTTGTGCAAACTTAGTTGGTTCATCAAATGCTCCTGCTCTGATATTATTATTTACATGTGCTTTCAACTGTTGTAAAAAATCTTTACCTATTAAATCATTACCTTGATCCAACCATTTAAATGTGCTTGGTTCTATACTATTGAGATAATTATTTGCTTCTGTGATTGCACTTAAAATATCTACATTTTCTTCTTTGCTTAGTGTAATTATACCACTAAGATCTTTTATTAGTGCATCTCTGTGCCAAACACTTGACGTTTGTCCTAATACACTACTGTCAAAACCAAATTTAGCCTGAGTATCTGCTAGTGTAGGACCTCCTTGATATTCTGTATGCCATACTATGCCTATTTCAGCACTTGAAATGTCTTTTGCCAAGTCTGAATCTACTGGTGCAGTATAAACAAGTGTGTTAGGCTTAAATGCAATAACCTTTTCACCGTCTATTCCAATATTCATTAAATCTTCTTTTGTATATAACATGTCACCTTGTGCAACTGTATTCCAATTTAATTTACTTAAATGCTTTAGTGCTATCTTTAACTTTGATTGCAATCCTTCTGCTGGATGATTTTCTTCTATATCTCTATTTGTAAAATTAATTTTTGGCTTTTGTGCAAATACACCTTTGGTTCCTACAAAAAATTTGCCAGTCTCAGGATCTTTACCTGCTACAATGGCTGGTGCACCGTCCCATTTAGTTGTCATGCTTACTGGAGCCTCACTATTTCCTTCAAGCATCTGATGTAAACTGTATAGATAGTCTACTGCTTCTTTGGCTCCTTGGTGTCCTTGATTAAATATATGATCTTCTAAGTGTTCCAAATGAGTATTCTTACCATCTGCTTCGCAGATAATATTTGTAATAGAATTTTTTACAATCTCATTTAATCTCATTTTATTTCAATTCAAAGTTTGGATTAGTTGCTGTTTGTCCACCTTTGTTATGGGTTCTAGGTTTGTAACCTTTAGGAACTGCATTTCCAATTTGTAGTTTTATTGAACTTAGAGGTGTTGTATATCCTTTATTGTTGAACTTACTAACTAACATTGCTGAAGTGTCACCAGGTTTTACAGGATTTTTAATTTGTGCTTTGATCATTCCGCCTGGCTTTCCAGAGTTTTTACCACCTATATGAAATACAAATGCACCTGGCACTATTTTATTCCTATGTTTGTTTAACAATTCAGGTTGATTTAAATCAACTAACTGATTAACTATCTTATCTAGTTCAGGAAATTTTCCTTTTGCAACTTTAATAGGCTGATTTGTTGAAGGGTCTATAAATTTATGTGATATAAACATATTGCCACCTAAATGAGATTGCCAATTTGGATTATCTGCTTTAAAAAATGTTCCGTCTTTGTTTTGTTTAGTTTGCCCTAAGCCTTTCATTTGTAACCATTTATTATAGTCTGGAAATTCGTTACCCATTTTTTTAGGATCTGCCATTGCCTTGGCCTTTTCCCTTCCATATTGGACTTTAACTTGCATTTCAGCCTTCCATTGGTCATCTGTTGGTTGATATTTGTTTTTGTCTGGATCTTTTGCTGATAGTTTTCTATCTCCTACTCTGCTTAAATCTTTTTTGGGACTGTAGTATGCACCTTTAGGATCTGTTGGCATGTTAGGTCCTTGTTGAGCCTTCCATTTTTGAAATGAAGGCATAGCATTACCATATGGTTGAAGTAATTCTCTGTATTTTTCAGGTTCTGAATCCTTAAATAGATTAAGTTTGTTCACCCATGTTTCATAGTCTTTCTTAGTTAAAGTTGCACGGTCCATTGCCGCTTGGTTATATTTAGGAAACTCTTTTGCTATATATTTGTAAGCAGGAAAAAGTTGTCCAGCACTTAAAATGCTTTTAGCAATGCCTTTTAAAAGGTCTGGATTATTAACTTTTATTTTGCTTTGTTTGATTATATTATCTATATTACCAAAAATTTGTGCAATTTGTTGCGTTCCTTGTGCCATTGCATCTTGATATGCTTGTGATTTTTTAGGATCGTTTGGATTATCATAACCAGGGTCTCCATACTCTGGTTCTTCACCTGGCATTGAAGGCGGTCTTGAAAGAATGCTATTATATTCATCTGCATCTTTTTGTGATAAATCATATGCTCTTTTAAGGTATTCATCTTTATACCTATCAAATTCAACACCGTCATTGTATGCTAATTCTTTTGCTACATGATCTAATCTTTCTGCTTCTGGGCCACCTAAGTCATCTTCGTAAACAATAGATTCTCCCTTGTATGTTGGATCTTGTTGTGCTTTATCTTTCATTGCCTGATATTCTGCAGAACCTTGGATATCTTTTTGTGTTTTATCAAATACATTTTGTAAATCACCTAAAAGTTGATGTAATATTTGTCCTTGGCCTGCTTGTATAATAAGATCTAATTCTGCTTTTATATCTCCGTCTAGTTCTATATTTTTTGTTGCATTTGGATTACCAAATAATCCCATTTTATCCATTGCCGCTAACCCGCCTGATACAAAAAGTTTATCAAATGTGTTCGCTGTAGGGTCTTGACGAGTTGCTACGCCATACTTACCAGTTTGCCCTGCCTTCCACTGAGCAATCTTTCCTTGCTTTCCGAATACTCTACCTTGTTTCTTTTTGAATGCATCATCAGTTCCTGTGCTGTCCAGCCTTGGATTAATCTGTTTCCATAATTCGTCTGCGGTAAGTCCAACAATAGGTTGACCAATTTGTGATTTGTCTATGCTGTTGTTTACTTTGAAACCAAAAGTCTCTAAATCAAATACAGCAGTTCCGTCTTTTGGGTTTTTTCCATTTATATTTAGAACAGCGGTGTATAATGTTCTAGGATATTGCCATTGGCCTTGAACTTTCTTTTCTGTTGGATCTTTTCTTAGTAATTTCTCTCGGTCATCTCTGTTTAGTTTATAGAAACCATGGTCGCGTCTTATTGCAACTGGCTGACCATTTTTAATAAAAAAATATTTGTATTGATTTTTTTGACCTTTTCTTGCCTTTCCGGCATCCGGAGTGATTTTTTCAATTCGAATAGGGTAACCACCTTGTGCTTTTGTCTCACTTATTAAGTGGTTAATCTTCACTTGATTGCTCCTTCAAGTTTTCTTTGATAATTTTTTTAATACCTCTAGAAAATTTTGAAGGATCGCGATGTTTGATACTATTTACAAGCCTATTAGTTAAATTTTTTGCTTCTTCTGGTGAGTAGTTTCTATCAACTTGTTCTAGCAGATTGATTGCACTTGCTATAACATGCTCAGCACGATTTTCCACAACGTAATCCTTGCTCTTATCGACGGAAATTTTATTTAATTCTTCTAATATGCTTCTATGTTTAGCCACAATCTCTCCAGCGGTATTATGCTTTACTACTATTTATCATTAGAAGTCATTCTTTTTTAAGAACTCATGCATGTTCAATGCTTGATCTATTGTTCCTTTAGATTCTTCATCATCTGCTTTAATAGAATTATTACGTTTTAGTTGATCAACAAGTCCTGTTGTGGACATAGTCATTGCATCTTCATCGCCTTCTTCTAAATCTTCTATTCTTAATGTGTCAGGGTCGAACTTTAAGTCTACTTTACTACCAACACCACTACTAGAACGTGTTTTCATAAACTGTATTTGATATCTGCCACGTTCTCGCATAGCATTACTTGTAAATATACCTACAACATTATCTGCTGTTTGTATCTTACTAATACCACCTGCAATATGGTGGTGGTCAAATTCTATTTCTTCTACTGCACCTCTGTTTAACTGCGAT